AAAGTAGTTTCCGATGCATCTAGTTGTAACCTCGCAACACCCGCAGTTGCAATATCAAAAGTATCAGCGGCAGAACTGAATATACCTGTGTTTAAATCATCTCTAAATGCAAGTGCTGGAGTACCAACAGCACCATCTTCAAGAGTTAAAGTACCGTCAAGTTGTAAAAGTTCAACCCAACCATCATTTGCGCTGTTTCGTATTTTTAAAACGCCGTTTGTAGTATCAGCCCACCACATATAAGCGTATTTTGTTGATGGTTCTGAAGAACTTGAATTATTACTTACAATCGCAGCTAAAGCATTGTTAATATCAGCCCTGACATTAGCTCCTGTCGAGTTGTCTATAACATAATCATGCGTTGCCATTTTAACTCTATTTTTTCTTTAAGCCTATCATAATTTTAAGAACCGCGCCCAAAACCTACAGCGGTATATCTAAAATTCCTATCAACATGACTTGAGCCGTTTTTAATATCTATTGAAAAACCTGTTCCAGTAATATTTGACAACAAGAAAGTATCTCCCGCTTGTGCGTTTTCAATGGAAATTCCTATTGATGGCAAAGCTGAACCCGCTGAAATACTTGTTCCACTAACGCCCGTGAAGAAGGTATTTTCAAAAGTGACCGCCTTTTGTGAAGTGCCTGAAGCGATAACAGCCGTGCGATTTTCTGTTCTTCTTTCTAATTCTGCACTATAACCTAACTGATCTATTTCAATTGATTGCGCAGGGTCATTTGATGTCATTTCACATTTAAATCTAAAACCACGCCCGATAAATGTTCCATTTGAAAAAGTATTATATCCCGTAAAGTCTGCGCCAAAAGTACAATTTCCACTTGTATTTAATGAAGTTGCAGAAGTTAAGATAAAACTGTTTGCATCAGGAACAGATTGAATTTGATATTCGCCATCAACCCCTGTTCCGCTTGTAAAATCAACAATAACAAAACTTCCTTGCTCATAACCATGTGATGATTTTGTAATTGTTATTATTGTTCCCGCACCCCCTGAACCATTGTTTATTGTATAAGTTCCAGAAGTAGAAACATTAGGGTCGCTGTCTGTTTGGCTGACAAGTAGCTTTGCATTGACATCAAATGCTGTAGCGGAATCTACGTCCGTCCATGTGTCAATATTTCCTGTTCTACTGTCAAATAAATCATTTGGATAAAAACCTTGAGTAACAAAATGACGTTTCAAAATTAAAGGGTATTTGGCGCCTAAATCTAATTTATTTGCAAATTCATACGAGCCAGAGGAAGCAACATCGCCAGAAAAATCAAAATCTGAAAGTTGGTCAACATCTGCAACTGCATCAAATAAAGTAGTTGAGTCTAAAACAAGACCATTTACGTCATCACTAAAAAAAGCATTTACTTTTGTGCCTGCAAAGGGCGGCGAATCTGTATCTTCTCTATCTGTAAAAACAGCAAGTTTTGGCAAAGGGTCAGGCGTTGTGACAATTACAGATGTTTCTCCTTCACTTAGTCTTCCTCCATCATCACGGAATTTAAGAATATATTCGCCTGTCAAAGCGGGAACAAGCGTTTCTGCGATACTTCCCGGTAAAGCTGGTAAAAGGTCAACTGAATTTGTAAAGGTGCCAGTTCCATCCGAGAGGTTAGAATGGCGGACTATCACGTTTCCGCCGTGGGTTACGTCAATATCGGTTGCCTTATCAAAACGTAGTCGTACAAACTGATCTGAAACAGGTTCAACAACTAAATTTGTCACATTTTGCGGTAATGCAGTTTTACCAACAGCATTAAATATTAAATCGTTAGAAGTTGCAGAAAGTTGCGAGTTTACGTTGTAGCTAAAAACTTGAATTTCATAGGTTCCAAGTTGACTATTTAATATTTCAAAATCAGGACTTGAAACTTTTGTTGAAATGAAATTTCCGTCGTTATAGCGATAATTGACTTGATATTCAATAACACCAGTTATTGGTTGCCAACTGATAATTATTTTTGATATAGCTTGATTATTTATAGCTACAATTTTTTCTACCGCTGAAAGGTTAGAAGGTGGCGGTTGAAGCTGATTTAGAATCGAAACATTTCTAACAGGTAAAGTTGCACCATCTTCAATAAAAGCATATTTGGTATCAATGTAAGATAAAGCTGTAATTGTATAATTTATTGAATCTGTTTCTTCAACTGTAATTACTCTAAATTTTTGCGATTCAACTGTCGAATTTTGAATTAAATATATTGTATTTGCGTTTGGGGTTTGACCAAATGCAGACGAAACAGTAATAACACCATCTGATATTGATGCAATATCTTTTGTCTCAACTGTGCCATCAGGCAAAATTAAAGATAAAGTCGGGCTGTTTGTTGTAGGCAAATCTGTATTTTCTGTATCGTCAACTGTAACAACTGTTGTTGAAGTAACACTTTTTAACCTACCTGAACGTCTTACACCCGCGCGGACAGGATCATTGATCTCAATAACAGCCCCCGGTCTAACCATCAAGCCACCTTCCATTGATGTAGTAAATGTCACTAGCTCAGATTCATTTGCTTCTGAAAATGCAATTGCCTTTGCCAATCTTTGCGCTTGACCCCGTGATGTACACGCAAAACCTTTTACCTGTTTTATAACAGTTCCAATTTTTGCTGATAATGTAGTATTTTCAAAAACTTCATAATCTATATCTTGCGAATCCATGTTGTAATAACTAACAGATATTACTGAATGTCTTTGTTTTAGACTTGAGCCTGAATAATTAAAACCATCACTTGAAATATTGGCAAGTGAGAAAAGGAACGAAGAATCTTTTGGGGAATCTTGAGCCAATAATATAGAGCCCGTTGACCATATCGGCATACAACGCATCACACCCGCAAGTTCATTTATTAAATCAAATGCGGAACTTGAAGATTGAATATTTACGTTACATGAGAAACGCGCCTCCTGTCCGCCAAATCCATCATCGACAAGAGTATTTGCAAACTTACTTGCAGTTACAAATGAAAATAAATCAAGATTTGCGTCTGCGATATGTGTTCCAAATCCATACCTCTCAGTCGTGAGAAGGTCGAGTAACACCATACTTGGACACGAAGTCCAAACCGCAGCGCCCATAACTCCATTAAAAATATATCCGTCAGGGTAAACAATCCGACCTGTTGCAGAATCGACAGTTGGGGTTCCAGAACTAGAAGCACCAGCACCCGGAATCCTTACTTTAATACCACGGATGCGAAATTTCCGTTGGGGAATCGAACTGAACTGTTGAGAATCAAGCCTTATTGCGTTATATGCTGAGTTTGCATAAGTGCTTGCATCGTCAATTATTTCAGCAAAATTTGTAAATTGAAAAGAGTCAATCAAAGAATCTTTTGTCGAATCTTCTGTTACTCTTATAACTCTTATGTCAACAGGAAAAGAACCTGTTATTTTTACTGAATATTCTTTTTGATATGCGTCAGCGGTTCGACCTGTAACAGTATCTTCAATTACATCTGTAAAACCTCCTGAATTGTATTGAACAGCAACTTTTAATTGAACAGTTGAACCAACAAGATCACCATTTTTTTTTACTTTTTGTATCTGCGGGAAAGTGACAGTAACTTTTACGCGATCAACATTTGTATTTGTAATCTGTCTTGTAACTGGCGAAGACGCTGTAACAGTAACCCCGACAGGTGTGATTGAAGAAGAACTTTCAATTCCATCAACTTTTGTCTGGTTTGCAGTACCAAAACGCGGTGTGAAAGTAACATTCTGAAAATTAAAATCTGATTCGGCGGGACTTGTAGAGCTAGCTGTCGCTTTCAAAATAGGTGTATCATTAAGAAAAACGTCTTTTAAATAAGCATTTGTATATGCGGTTGAAGTCTGATCTGTTATGCCCTCTTTTGAAGCGGTTGCAGAACCTTCAATTTCTCCCTCAGATATAAGATCAAGAAAAGTCGCAAATTGCTTACTGTGAAGCGTATCGGCTGCTGTTGTCGGTTGTTTTGGTTGCTTACTGCCACCTTTTGCACCCCTTATTATTTTTGGTTTATCAATCATGCCTGAACTTGCTCCGTATCAATTCCGCCAGAAATAACAACTGAACCTGTGAAAATCTCGCCGTAAACAATAGGAACGGGCGTTCCGGCTCTGCTAGTCTGTTGCGTTCCTGAAAAACTAAATGACAAACGTGGGTCTTGTTCGCTTGAAAATTCAGGTGTTTTTGGAACTGGAAACAGCATCCCACTTACGCCACTAAGCACTAAACCTGCACCGATAAGACCAAGAGCCGCCGAACCATAAGCCCCTGCTGCATATAAACCTGTTGCACCTATCAAACCACCGCCGCCTGCTAAACCCGCGCCTGAACCAGCTGCGAAAAGCCCTGCGCCCATCGGTGTGAATGACAATCCGATCAAGGCCACTCCAAGAAACACTTTTCCGAAATTACCACCCGAACCTGAAATAACAGGTACAAAAGATATATCTGATTTACCAATAGGATCGTGAAGCTCGTCTTGACCAATTTCGTAATCATTAGCAATAACCTTATAGTATCTATTTGCCATGTAACTTTCCAGTTGCGGAAAATTATTTATTAAAAAACTTACAGCCTGTGCGACATTTGAAACATTTATATCTTGAAATTCTTTATGACCGACTTCTTTTGCCAGTTCTCCATATAACTTAATTTTGCGAAGCATAACGTAACCTCATTCCTGTGCATTTTAACAACCAAGGGTTGTAAGGTTCTTTACAAGATAGTCTATCTCTTAAATGATGTATTACATCGCCATCTACAAAAATCGCTACATGATTCAAGCCCGGTTCCCCGATAGACATAAATAATAAATCATTATTTTCTAATTTTTCATCTTTTTCTAATTCAACAAATCCTGTATCTTTTGCGCATTTTTCAAACATTGGATTTGCCATAAATTCTTCAGGTGTAATTGGTCTTTCCCAATCTCTTAGTTCAATATTTAATTTTTCTTTGTAATATCTGCGAACAAGTGACCAACAATCCGAAACGCCCCAAACCCAAGGCAAACCGATTAAATCTGGTTTATAACCTGTAGGCTTATATTCGCCCCATTTTTCAGTTTTAGGGTTAACAATATACCAAGGCAAATTTGATTCTTCACAACTTATTTTGTCGGCTTCAGAAGCGACAGGCGGTGTTGTCGGGTGTGAATGTATAACCCCAATAATGTTTGCGCCTGAATCCTCTGCCTTTGCATAGTCAATCGGGTCAATAATAAAATTTTCAAGATATGCAGTTGATAAATTTTTACAAGGAAAATATTTTTCTTTTCCACGGATATTTAACAAAAGACCGCAAGATTCTTTCGGGTCTTGTTCCTTGGCGTGAAGCAATGCGTCAGCCTTCCAAGTCATCCTATAATTAGTCCAATACTAGGAAATTCTGCACGGGTGCATTGACGTTTTGGCGCTCGAACTCCCGCCATATCAAAAACCGCTGCAAGTTCAAAACTAACAACTGTTCTATTTTCTGCCGCTTTTCTATCAATAATATAAATTTCTTGCGGATATTCTGCTGTATTATCTGGGGTTCCATAAGGGTTTACATTGCTTGGAAAATTAGCTGCGTCAAGAAATCTTGCCTGTGTTCTTATTCTTTTTACAGTTGCACCTGTAAGATCGTTTCCTGTTGTTGTTTGGTTTACCAAAAGAAGTATTGCTGAAATAGTTCCAATTGCATTTGAAAAAGTAAGGGTCGGGCGGGGAAGCTGGCCTTTTCCATATTGAAAACCTTCTGCCTGAACAGGAAATCTTGTATATGCGTTACCCTGCCAAATTATTTCGCCATTATCTTTCAAACTTGTTCCAGCATGAAAACGATATGTCGTTGTCGCACCATGTAATGAATTATCAAGAGTCAAAGTAAAAAGTTCAATTACCGCTGACGGGTTGACATTCTGTAATTCACTTACAATTTTATCTGTACTCATGCTTCAAATACTTGCCTGAATGTAGCGCTGATTGATGCCCTGTTATTGTATGGAATTGATTTTGACC